ATGGTCACCGGCGACGATGACGTCGAGGACCAGGAGGAGGCCGAGCTCCGGTCTGCTCTCGATCGACAGCTCGCGCGGGTGAACCCCGACGCCTACCGCCGGCCGGTCGACGAGCGCTGCGGCAACTGCCTGAACCGCGGCGAGAAGACGGGGATGCCCTGGTGCAAGGCGCGGGAGATCTTCATTGAACTGAAGGACCCGCCTTGCGATTCGTGGGAACCGGAGGGGGCAGCGTGATCGAGGTGCTGGTGGATGGGAAGCCGGTTGCGCTGTCGCCGCGGCGGGCCGAGATGGTGCGTCAGCTGATCGAGGAGGCCGATCCAGCGATCGACAGCATGCCCGTCGGCGGAGTCGAGTTCAGGCTAGCCCAGGCCAAGGTCACCATGCTGGTGACTTCGAGCAAGCGGCCGGTGAAGGTGCCGGATTGGTGCGTATAGCCGCGCGTGAAAAACGCGCCCGATCGTGCCATCCTCTGACGCGAGGAAAGGGGGGCAAATGGCTCGATCCGAGATCGACCATGTTGAGCTATCGCTGCCATGCCCAAAGTGTCGTCGTGTCACAAAGGAGACGGTGGGCTGGGTGCGAACGCATAACCATTTCGTCTGCCAAGGCTGCGACGCTCAGGTAACCCTCACGACAAACGAACTTGAGAGGGACATCGCCCAACTTGAACGCGACCTTGCGAATCTGAAGCGATCGATCAAATCCATCGGAAAGCGACGCTAGCATCGTGCCCGCGATGGACCCCAGGGCCGCGGATTCTATGCCGGATCACCTTACGGAGGAATACCACAAGGCACGAAAGCAGTATGCTCTCTTCGCGGGTCTGTTGATGGCCTGGGAGCTGATCGGTGTCCGGTTGGATACAAAACTATTCCCGAGCGCCAACGTCGAGCTCTTGACGCCGGAGGCGGCGCCGCTCGTTCTGATCGTGATGGTCTTGTATTCCGGTTACCGAACGTCGATCGAGTGGTATCAGTGCGATGAACGTCGTCGAGAACTTCGTGTCTCGAAGATTGACTTTCGGGTCGCGCACATCATTGGCATTGCGTCTCTCGCTCTGTTCGCGATTCAGAGACTGCTCAAGGTGCAGTTGGCTGAGCAGGGCGGTGAGACAACCGATTTTAGCCTCGGGTTTCTGGCCGGGTTCTACCTGTGCCATGAGGTATCGGTGCCATTGGCCTCATTTCTCGGCTTTAAGGGAACAACGATTGAGATCCTGCGCTGGCTCAGAGGTCGAGGCTGGGAGAGAAGAATTGGACTCCTTGCGATTGTAGCCATACCGTCGACTCTCATTGCAGATTGGAAGGGTTGGCGGCTTATGGCCGTAGGGGCATCATCAGGGTTCGCCTTCACGCTCGTAATGATGCTCATCGCAGTTCGAAGGCGGAGTCGAGAACTATCGACTGGACGGGAACAAAGCTCGCGTGTATAAGGCCTCGTAGCAATACATCGCGACGGAACCGAATGAGGGCGTCGCGCTCCAGCGGGAGGAGAAATCCCGAGGAGCGGGCGCCCTTTTCTTTTGCGGCCCACGCTCCCGGGGGAGAGGCGAGCGGGAGGGCGGGTGCCGCATCTGGACGAGCTGGCGAGGCTGGCAACAGATCCTCGCACCCCACGTGACGAGCGCTGGGACGCCAACGCGGAGCTGTGGAACGGGTTTGCCTCGCAGCTCGACTACTCGAACCTCGAGGAGATCCGCGACTCGTTCTACTCGGACCTGGCCGGCGGCGGCATCACCGCCAAGGCCATGCAGCTCGCGCCCTACACGCTCGACTCTCGGCCGCCGGTCGATCACCCCCGCTTCCACACCTCGGTCCTCCGGCTGAACGAGTTCGGCCTCGTCGACAGCCCGAACTTGAAGTCGCGCTGGATGGAGAAGCGGAGCCGCTCCGGCTTCTATCTCCTGAAGGACATCGTGCAGAACGTCGACGTCCTGGGCGCGGTCCTCTACACGCGGATCCGCCAGGTGCTACGGTTCATGCGCCAGGAGCGCGACGAGGGGCCGCAGGGTTTCCGTATCGTCCGCGCCGATGGCGAACAGGTCACCGAGGCCGAGAAGCCGCGGGTTCGCCAGGTCGAGGAGTTCGTTCTCAACTGCGGCGACACGAGCGACTACTTCGAGCGCCAGCGGCTGCAACGCTCGGACCTCGCCGGTTTCGTCACCAAACTCGTCTGGGACACGCTCTCGGGCGACTCCTGCCCGATCGAGCTCACGCGCACGAACGGCGGGAAGCTCTCCGGCGTACACAACGTCGACTTCTCGACGGTGCGGCTCTGCTCCGAGTTCGGCTACGAGGGCCGCGACGAGGTCCGCGCGGTCCAGGTGATCGAGGGAATTCCGTACGTCGCGTACGGGTACCCCGATCTCATCTACGAGATCCGAAACCCGCGCACGGACATCAGCCTCGGCGGATATGGGTGCGCGGAGCCCGAGCTCATCCTGCGCGCGGTGACCGCCTACTTGAACGCGGTCAGCTACAACGCCTCGGGGATCGACCGAAACGCGATCCCCCGCGGCATCCTGCAGCTCATCGGCAAGTACGAGCAGGGTCAGCTCGACGCCTTCAAGCGGCAGACGAAGCTGATGCTCACCGGGGCGGCCAACCGCTTCGGCATCCCGATCATCGCCGCCGAGGAGAAGGGCGGCGGCGCCGTGTGGGTGCCGATGGACACCTTCGACGAGATGTTCTTCGCGCGCTGGATGGTCTTCGTCGTCTCGATCATCTGCGCGATCTACGGCATCGACCCCGCCGAGATTCACTTCGACTCGTTCAACGTGCGCGGCACCCAGCTCGGCGGCAAGGGCGACACGGCGGAGAAGCTGTCGCTCTCCCGCGACAAGGGCCTCGTGCCGCTCCTCGCCTTCGTCGAGAAGGTGATCTCGATCATCGTCCAGGTGTACGACCCGAAGTACCGGTTCCGGTGTGTCGGCCTCCACGAGGAGGACGAGCAGCGCAAGCAGGAGCGCATCAAGATCGCCTCGACCATCAACGAGGTGCGCGCCATCAACGGCCAGGAGCCGCACGAGAGCGAGCTCATCGGCAACGCGCCCGCCAATTCGATGCTCATGGGCCTCTACATGCAGGAGCAGGGTATCGGGCCGATGGGTGGGGATGATCCGGATGGTCGTCCCGGGTTCGACGAAGAGGACGACGACAACCGGCTTCGTCGAAGAAAGCGCACAGGCGAGGAGGACGACCTCGGCAAGGCCGTCGTCGTCATCCAGAGGAACGCGGCCTGATGGCAGACCTGCTGCGCATCGCCCGCTCCTTCGGTGCCGACGAGACCGCCAGCGCGGCCGCGGCGTGGGCTTCCGCGTTCCCGGAGCCGGGTGTCTACCGCGTCGAGCGCCTCGAGCACTTCGCCAAGGCCGCCGGGGTCTCCGGCCAGCCGACCGACGAGTTCGAGGAATGGTTTCTCCGGCGGCTCTTCGAGGTGAGCCGTGAGAATTTCGTCGACTCCCAGGGGGCGATCTGGGAAGTACTCGACGACCTGCTCCGCGCCCGCGGCGTCGTGATCCCGAGCCAGCTCGACCAGTGGGAGCTCGGCCGCACCCTCTTCGATCTCACGCACGCCTCGACGGCGCACATGGTCGGATTCCGGGTGCCGGCCGACGTCACGCACCGCCTCACCGAGCTCGGCTGGAAGCCGCCCGAGGTCCTCGACTTCCCTGCCCTCGCCTACCGCATGGGCCTCATCTACCACGAGCTCCAATCCTCGGCGCCAGCGCCCTGGCCGCGGCTCCTCGAGCTCGCCGAGGCGCGGCGGCTCAGCACCATCGAGCAGCTCGCCGTCGACGCTGCCCGTTCGCGCGCCGGCGTCTGGCTCCGTCCGATCTTCGACGACACGGGCCACGTCTGGACCGCCGAGCGCGAGCTCGAGCCGCTCCGCGAGCTCACCTCTCGCGCGATCGCCGAGCGCCGCGGCTACCGCGCCGCCGCGCGCGAGCTCGGGAAGACGAACCGGGCGCAGGGCATCTTTCGCGACACCGAGCGCGTGATGCGCACGGAGATCGCGACCGCGAACGGCCAGGCGAACTGGGCCGACCAGTCGAAGCGGTGGGAGACTGAGACGAAGATCTACCGCCCAACCACCGCAACGCCGTGCCGCGATTGCATCCGTCTCTACAAGCTCCCGGACGGGATGCCCCGCCTCTACACGCGCGCCGAGGTGGAAGCGGAGAGCGCCAAGGGGCCGAACACGGGTCCGCGCGACACCTGGGGACCGCGCATCGGGCCGACTCACCCGAACTGTTTCCCGGGCGAATCGATGGTGGCGCTACCCGGCCTTCCGACTCGGGGGTTTCAGCGCCGCTACATCGGGGATCTGGTCGAGATTGCCACGGTAGACGGTGACCGTTTCTCCTGCACGCCGAATCACCCGGTACTCACGACCTACGGATGGGTTGCTGCGGGCGCGCTCCACGTAGGCTGCCACGTAATCAGCTGTGGCGGCCGTGATCGGGTGCTTCGTGGTGGCGTGAACAGCGAGAATAGACCAACCCGCATTGAGCAGGTCGTGAACACGTTGCGGAGTTCGCGCGATGTGATCGCCAGACCAGTGCCAGTCGCCGCCGAAGATTTCCACGGCGACGGGGAAGGCTCCGAGGTCGCAGTTGTATTTGCCAATGGCCTGCTGGGGGACGGTTTCGACGCCACGCTCAGCGAGCAGCTCGGCGAGCAGCTTCTCATTGGGATGCATGGCGCCGCGCCGTTCGTTTTCGCGCGCACGTTCCTCCAGCTGGGATTTGGAACGCTTGCTGCCACGCACAGCTGCGAGGGCTGCGGCCGTGATGCGCTTTCGGTCATCAACGGACGTCGACGCATAGAAAAGGCGGCGCTCTTCGCTCTGGCTACGTACCTCTACTCTCTGAAGCGTGAGGACGTGCTTGATCGTGTCGCGCTTTCGTCCCAAGCGGGCGGCGATATGGAGAATGCTCGCCCCGCCCAGGTAGTCCCTGACGATCTCTTGAACGGTAGCTTCGGAGATTGTCGTGCGGCGCGGGTTGCGAGTGTTGTGGGGCATGCGTTTGCTGGTGACGTCTTCAATCTTTCGACGCCGGGAGAATGGTACCTCGCAGGTGGTGTCGTCGTCCACAACTGCTGCTGCCCGCCTTGGCAGACCTGGCAGGAGGCGCTCCGTCCCATCCTTTCCCGCCGCGCTGCGCGCTTCGCTGAGATGATCAAGACGCTCCGCGTCTTCGACGAAAGGAAAGCAGCCTGATGGCTTCGTTGGAATCCCAACTCACGCAACGCCGGCAGATTGCCAAACTGGTGAAGGATCAGGCCGACCAACAGGGGAAATTCGGAACGCTCTGCGTCTCGCTGGAGGCCATGTCGCGCGACTTCCAGCGACGCCTCGGCCAGCTCGAGATGTCGATGGAGGCCTTCCAGACCGCGCTGCTCGAGGAGTGCGCGCCGCGTCGCTGGTGGTGGCCGTTCCACCGCCATGGCCTCAGCAAGGAGCGCGCGAAAGCCATCCGCCAGATGATCATCGACCGGCGCATCGAGATGTCGGCGCTCGATGCCATCGCGGACGGCCTCCGCGAGCTCGGCGAGGCGATCGATGCCCAGAAGCAGGAGCACCTGAACCGCACAATCCAGGAGTCGACCGGCCAGATCGAGGAGCTCGGTGAGACGGCGCAGCAGGAGGAAACCGCAACCGCGGCATCCTGATGAAGATCGAGCTCTTCATGCACCACGGCCTCACGCCGGCGCTGTCGCTCCTGCCGCCGCGCATGGACACCCCCGAGGCCCGAGCGCTCGTCCTGGCGATCTGCCTGCAGGAGTCGGGCGGTCTCTACAACCGCCTGCAGATCGGCGGCGGGCCCGCGCGCGGCTACCCGCAGTTCGAGAAGGGCGCCAAAGCGAAGCCGGGCGGCGTCTACGCGCTTCTCAATCACCCGACCTCGCCCGACCCGGAGATCTCGGCCGCCTTCGTGATGGCCAATCTCGTGCGCATGGGACTCGGCTACGTCTCGGGACCAACCAAGTCCGGAGGGAGAAAGGTCACCGCCTCCGACGGCAGCACCATCACAATCTTCCCGACGTACCTCGCGCCGGCGGCGCTGAGTCAGAACTGAGGACCATGCCGAGCAGTGTGAAAAACGAGCGCGACGAACGCCTCTGGGACGAGGCGAAGAAGGTCGTTCGCGACTCGTACGCTGACGTCGAGGAAGGCAGCGACCGATTCTGGAAGCTCGTGCAGGGCATCTACCAGCGGATGAAGGGCGAGAGACCGAACGCAGGGACTTCGGGAGGAAGAGGATGACGAGCAGGACGGCAACGATTCTTGGATGCGTGGGCGCGTTCATCACGTTCTTGCTGACCGCGCAGGCGACCGGCGCCGCCGGCGTGGAGGTGATCCCGCCGTTCGTCTGGCTCCTGATCGGCGGCGTGGGCGCGGTGATCAACTTCGCCACCGGGAAGATGAACCCGGGAACGGACCAGCGCGACACGGCGCTTCGCACTCTCGCCGAGATGTCGCTGGCAGAGCGGGAGAGGATCTTCGCCACGCTGCGTTCGGAGGCCTCGGGCGAGGCAGCACCGAAGAGCTGAGATGCTGGCCTTCTTCAAATCCCGCTTCGCCGCCATCACCGCGCGCGCACACCATGCGGCGACGTCGCCGAAGAACGACCTGCCTCAACCGACCGAGGGGCAGATCCGCGCGGGCAATTTCAAGAAGGGCCATTTTCAACTTCACGGTCTAGGAATCACGATCGAGAACCCGGCCGGCTCGAGCCGGAGTGGCGTCGATGCGAACGGTCGCGTATGGCGCTCCGAACTGCATCATCACTACGGATACATCAAGGGCCCGGACCACATCGGCGCCGACGGAGATCACGTCGACTGTTTCGTTGGTCCCCACGTCGAATCCGAACTCGTATACGTCATCGACCAAGTAGATCCCGAGACCGGAACGTTCGACGAGCACAAGGTGATATGGGGCGCGCGAAACGAGGCTGAAGCGCGGCACATTTACCAAGCCAACTATCCGGACGGCTGGAAAGGACTCGGTGCGATCACGCCGCTGCCGATCGCTGACTTCAGGGATTGGATTTCCAATCACGACACAACGTCGCCCATCGCAACGAATCGGTGGCCGCTTCGGTTTCTCAAGGCAACGTCCTCCGGGCGAGCCCGTGCTCGGTTTTACGTAAACAGCAGGGGATACATCGAATACGAGAACGGGCCGAGGGCCGACGGTCTGGCGGAGGAGCTACCCTAAATGCTGCGACGAAGCTGCAGCAGGCCGCGCCGCAGAGCCGCGCACCCGGTGGTCCCTCATGGTCACACCGGCGTCGGAGAGACGTCTGGTGATCGCATTTTTGCTAACACCAACCTGTTGGGCGATTCGACGAACGCTCAAGCCGCCATTGTAGAGAGTCACGATTTCCTCAACCGGAAGATCCATCATGTGGTGCTTGGTCATGTGTTCGCTGCGCTTGACCAATTTCAGATTCTCGGGCCGGTTGTCGAGTCCGTTTCCGTTGATGTGGTGGACAGCCTCGTCCCGGGTCAGCGGCCTCCCAAGGATCTGCTCCATGACGAATCGATGTTCGCCCATCGGGCGTCCGTTCCTAGTTACGTAGCGGTAGCGAAGTCCGTAGGTATTGCTGGAAATCCGTTGGCGTCCGCAGTCGAGCTTGTTGCGGCAGGCAGTACTGCAAAAGACCCTGATTTGTCCCTTCCGGGGAAGCCAGTTTCGGGTAAAGGATCTGCCACAGTTCAGACAGGTAAAGAGACGTGTCGCGCGCAAGGATGTGCGGCACCCCTTGCTACAAAAGAATCGCGCCTGCGCTCTTCGAGTTTTCCTTGGCCGGAATATGCGCCCACAGGTAGCGCACCTCTTGGAGCAACTAACGCTTTCGCCCATAGGTGGCTATCGTCCTCCGATTCACGGGCACACGCAATTGCGGGAGGCACGACGTGACGAGGATTCTGTTTGGTCGCCGCTCCACAGGGGCAACGTTCAAAGCGGAGGTGCAGAGCCCCGGAAGCCGCGGCGGCACGTACTACATCGACGAACGAGGACATGTCCGTTACGGATTGCCGCCGCCCGGGGCCGTGCCGTTCCATGGTGTCGCCTCTCACATCTTGCGGTCCGTTGTTGCCGCCAAGCGCTCCGGATTCTTCGCCGGCCGAAAGATCTCTTCCTCGACCGATACCGCCGAGATCTTCCGTGATGCGACAGACTTTTCGGTCGAGCGGTTCTGGATGGTGCATCTCGACAAGAGCGATCGGCCCATCGCTGTCGAGCTCGTGAGTCAGGGGAACTTGGTCGAATCGCTGGTTCACCCACGGGACGTGTTTAAGACGGCCATGCAGATGGGAACGGCCAGTGTGTCCTTCATGCACAACCACCCGAGCGGCGAGCCCCTGCCATCTGCACCAGACATGGCGGTCAGCAAGCTCTTGGCAACGGTAGGTCGCCGTATAGGGATTCAGGTGAAACACCACGTGGTCATGGGCACCGAAGGGTTCACTGCCATCACCGGCCCAAACCTTGGTGAGATAGATGGCCCTGACCAGGTGACGATGGGGCCGACACAGAACAAGACCCCACTTAAGCGGGTCGAGAGTAAGATCCCCAAATCCGACGACCAGCCTCCATGGTCCGACGTCCTCAAACAACCAGTTCGTCGACCATACGACGCGTACCTGATCGGTCAAAAGCTGGTGAATCCCAACGACAAGGTAGCGCTCCTTCTGTCTCTAGATCAGCAGCGTCGGGTGATCGGGGTGTTCCCTCTGGCCTACGACGAAATCGACCCCGGTATCCTGGCTCGCGCTGTTCGAACGGCCATCGGGTCGAATGCTGCCGGAGTGATCCTGGTCGCTGGCAAAGATGGTCAGGAGTGGCAGCGGCGCCTCAATGAGACGCATCTGAAACTGACCGACGAACTGTCTGAAACGGCCAAGATCAAGTTCCACGACACGATCGTGGTCGGAAGTGACGGCTACTCTTCTTTCGAGGCCGAGGGATCGGTGGTCGACCCACGATCGCCATGGACGATGTAGGGCGTGACGCATGGTCCGATCCCCTTACCGGCTGGCAGCTCAGCGTAGATCCCCTCTTCCACCGGCTCGTACTGCAGATCGGGCTTGTCCATGCCCAAAACGTATGCCTGACCAACGCTCTTGGCAAGGAGAATGAGCATGAGCGGATTCGCCAACCAACCCAGGATTCTGAACGTCACCCTGACGAACCAGAACACCGAGTACGAGGCGCAACTCCCGGAGGGGACGACACGATTCGCCGTCCAGGCACGCGCCGCGGTCGACGTGAAGCTGTCGTTCGCCAAGGGCGAATCGGGATCCGAGTACTGGACGGTCAAGGCGGCGCCGGCGCGGCCGCTGATCGTCAAGGACGTCCTCGGGAAGACCGGGGGCGACGGGCGAAAGCTCTACCTTCAGTCGGGCACCGCGGGGGCCGTCGTCGAGATCCTCTGCTGGATCTGAGCCTTGGATGAGATGCCCCGCCTGCGATCACGAGATCACCAAGCCCGCGCGCGAGCTCGACGGAAGCAGCGTGATCGGGCAACCCCCGTACGTGCGCCTCACGCCCGAGGGGAAGATCATCGTGGCGTGCCCCAAGTGCAGGGCGGAGCTCCGGCCGACGACGGAACGGTTGGTCTTGTGGAAACGCAAAGAGCCTACGAGGCCATCCGCGCCATCATCGGTGTCCGCGCGACGGTGAAGCTGATGCGCGCGCGCGGTGGAACACGTCTCTACGTGCCGAGCCTGCAGGCGTTTCGCCGCGCCGACAGGGACCGACGAATCGTTGAGGCTTTGCGGCCCACGCGAGAATACCCGAAGGGCCCATCGTACGCCCGGGTAGCGCGCATGATGCGCATCTCGAAGGCGACAGTGATCCGGGCCGGCAAGCGCGCGTCGCAGGCGCTTGCAGGACTCGACGAGGAGCTCCGCCAAGCGGTGAAGTGAGAAAATAGGCAGGCGAAGGCCGAGCAGTTCCCGGCGGTGGCCGGGAGAGACTGAGGGGCCAGCGGGTCGTGCCGCTGCGCCCCTCTTTTTTTGGCGAGAGGGCGAGATGGAAGACGGGAGAAGGACGAGTCGGCGGAAAGCGATCCTCTACGGCCTGCTGACCTGGCTGGCCGTCGGCCTTGTCTTCCTCGCCTACCTCTTCTGCCCGTTCAGCTTCATCGCCGCCGTCCACGCCGCCGACGTCGAGTCGATGGCCGGCGGCACCGGCACGCTCGACAACACCGGACCCAGCACCAAGAAGATCCATACCTACTCGCAGGGCGAGTGCACGCCCTGGCCTGACACCTCGATCCTCTGCGTGAACGACGCGAGCTGTGACGCGGCCTGCGTCGACGTCGACGACCCCTCGCCTTGCTGCACCGGGCTCGGCGCGAGCACGTGCACGTGCGAGGAGCGGAGCCTCGAGGGCATGTACCTGGTGTCGCCCGTCAAGCCTTCGCTCGAGCGGCTGGCCTGCGACGGGATGGCGCAACAGCTCTTCGCCGGCCAGTACACCCCAGCGTACTGCTGCGCCCTCTGGCTCGATCCTGACGACGGGGGGCCGCTCTGCGTCGGAGGTTCGACCCTCGAGGACGACTGCGACAACGGCGTGATCGTCCCCTGGCGCTACCCGAAGAATCCGACGCCCGACACCCGGAACGCAGCGTCGTTCTTCGTCGTGTGCCCGTCAGGCGAGACGCTCAACGTGCTCTGCGGTGGGTGCGAATGAGGGGATCGTCCTTCATTGCGCTCCTGCTGGTTGCCGCGACCGCCGGCGCGGTTGAGGCGCCCGACCGTCCGGACTCCGGGGCATGGTTCGTCGCTCGTTCCGTTGCTCCGATCAGCGGCGGCGTGACGCTCTACCTGCCCCTCGACGGCACGGCAAACCAGACGTCCGAGGATCTCGTGCGCGTCTGCTTCACGCGCACAACCGTCGTCGACCGGATGCTCTGCGGCGTCACCGGCGCGGCCCCTGGACCGGGGGAGGGCATCGCGTTCACGCTCATGAGGGGAACCGCGGGCGGCAGCTACTCGCCAACCGCGCTCGGCCCCTCGGTGGAGGATGCCGAGGTGCAAGACACCGACGCAGCCGTGGTCACGTTCGCGGTTGGCGACTGTGCCGTGATCGCTGCCGTCGCAACCGTCGGCGTGCCCGAGACCGGCGTCTTTTGCTCCGTACGACAACGATGAGGAGGATCGAATGAAGCGATTTCTCAGCAACCTGTTTTTCGCCGCCTGGTGGGCGCTGACGTTCTCCGCCGCGCTCTCGCTCGGACCAGGCACTGCGCTCGCGCAGTCGTTCCCGCTGGGCGCGAACCTCGCGTGGAACAACGGAGCGCTCGGGGTGACAGGCCCGTTCTCACCCACCAGCTTGACGTCGGGAAAGATCCTGATCGGTGCCGGCGCGAGCGCCATCACCCCGATCGGCACCCCGACGCTCTGCCCGTCCGGCCAAGCGCCGAGAGGCATCGACGACACCGGCGCAGCGACGGGCTGCCAGGTGATTCCCACCGACACCGACACCACGATCAAGGATCTGCACTCGTTCTACGTGCCGGCTTTCACCGGCTCGGCGACGGTCTACGTCAGGGACGGCTGCACGAGCGGCACCATCGGACTCTGCAGCCTGCGGGCAACGGGCGCCCTGAACATCGACGACGTGAACTGCATCTACGTGAACAGCTCAACCGGAGCAGCGCAAGATCCGGGGAACAGCACGACGATCGTGATCACGCTGCATCGCGGAGCGACGGGCAGCCTCTCGGCGGCATCTAGCGCCTGCACAATCACCGGCAACGGGAGCACGGGGACTAACTGCACGAACACAACCGACGAGTCGGTATCGGCTGGCAACGAGCACGTCTTTGCCATCACCAAGACGGGCTCGATCACGTCGGGCGATCTCAAGTGCTCCTACGTCAACAAGTTTGCGTCGTGATGCGCAGGCCCGCCCTCATACTGGCAGCGCTTCTCGTTGCTGCAAGCGCTGCGGCCCAAAGGCCGGACTTGGCCGCACCGAGTACATACTCGAACGGCAAGGTAGTCGCGCGAACCTACGTCGAGAGGAACGACTCCCAGGTGGCCGGCTGCGACACTACGGACTTCGGCTTGGAGTTCGATGTCACTTCGTCCCCTGCCGGCGAGTGCAACATCGCGGCCGGTTCGTCTTTCACGCTCTGCGGAAACTCCGTCGGCCCGACGTGCACGACCGACGAGACGATGTACGAGAACCTGGCGTCCACGATCACCGCTGCGCACGTCAACACCCACGTCCCCGACACCTACAAGGAAACCGGACCCGACCCGACCTTCTGGGGCAGCGGCGCCGATGGGGCATTCACCCTGCCCGACGTGTCGGCGTCGGCGAGCTGCGGGACCACGCCGGGCTCCGGCAACTGTCCTTCGGTCTGCACCGGCGGATGCAGCGGCACCGAGCCCAATTGCACGTGCAAGCTCACTCCGAATTCCCACATCGGCGCCTTCAACTCGATCAACACCTACAACACGCCGAGCGTGGTCAAGCAGTACTCGTCGCTCAGCATCGCGTCTGACTGGACGGTGACGATCGATCGGACTGTTACCGCCGGCTGCCTGAACCCGGCAGCCTCGCAGCTTCAGCTCTACGTGCGCGGCGACTGCACCATCAACGGCAAGATTGCTCTCGGCGGTCTCGGCGGATGCTCCGTCGCGGGCGGCACGCTCTCGGCAAATAACGCCGGGAAGCCGGGTCACTCCAACATGCTGAGCGGTGGTGCGGCGGGAACTACCTCGTCCGTCAACGGTGGCGGCGGCAACCGCACCGCGTGGTTCAGTTGGGCTCCGGGTCAGGCGCTGCCGTTCCTGGCCGGGACAGGCGGAGGAGCTGCGCCCGTCAGCGGTGCCGGCACGGGCGCCGATACTCTGTGGTTCGAGCGGCCGGCGCTCGGGAGCACCGGAGGCGGAGGCGGCGGCTGTCCGTCGGGAGCCTCCGGCACTGTCGGCCCGGGCGGCTTCGGCGGCGGCGGTCTCGTGATGGCCTGCATGGGCACCCTGACCGTCGACGGCGCCACAATCACTCTCTCGGGCAACAATGCCGGCAACGGGGGAACGTCGGGCTCTGCGGGCGGCGGTGGTTCGGGCAACGCGCTCCTGATCGGCTCGGCCGTCACGTGGAATTCGGTCACCGTCAACGCCGCTGGCGGCACAGGCGGCAGCGCCGTCTCGACGTGCGGGACCGGAGGGCCCGGCGGCAACGGAATGGTCATCACCTACAGCCTCACCGGAGGAAACGCGTGTCACGGAAACTGCTCTTCTTACTGATCGCGCTGCCGATCGCGGCGCACGCCATCGAGCGCCTGGAGCGCCGGGCGGAGCCTCGCGCAAAGCGGACTCTTCGTGCGCGTGTCGAGAAAGCGGAGCGGCGCGCAGCTCCGGCGAAGATCGCCTGCTCGGTCTCTCCGACCATCCACGGTATCCAGCATCACGGCACAGTCACCGTCGCGGCCGACAACACCTCGTGCGAGATCGTGACCGCGAGCGATCCTGCGGCGGCGCCGAAGGGGTTCGACGTTCGCTACACGCTCCCCTGCATCATGCACACAACCGGCTACCGCGATCCGATCACCGGCCGGACACTCGGAGCCGATGAGCGGCTGTTCGAGGTGCCGCAGCACTGGTCGGTGCTCTGGACGCGCGACCCACAGAACCCTCGGCACTGGATCTACGGCGGCGCTCCCGACGCGCCCGAGAGCATGAGCGACGGGCCGACGCGCCCGGGGATCACATGCGACGGACTGCTGCCTTAGTGTTTGGGCTCGCGCTGCGCATCGCCATCGGTCAGGTGCTCGTTGTGGCGACGTTCGCGGTCTCGGTCCTGGTGTCGCTGATCATCGCGGTGATTCTATTGGCGATCGCCGCGCTCTTCGGCATCGGTGGTATATCGTTCGCCAAACCGACCGTCCTCATTCCGTTCGAGCTTGGCGCAACGGCTCCGCTCGGTGCGACGTCGGGCATCATCGTCGACGGCGAGCTGGAGGTGCCGACTCTCGGAGCGATCAGCGCCGGGTTCTGCGCTCGGCCCTGCGTCGTGGACGGCGACTGCGGCGGCGGCCAGACGTGCAATCTCAATCGCGGCTACTGCGTCGCGCTCTCGGGCACCACCTGCGACGAGGACGACGACTGCGCCGGCACCGAGAATTGCGAGCTTCCGTTCGAGATCGTGAACGACAACACGAATCCGTGGTCTCACTTCCAAGCCGACATGGCCGTGGAGCAGGGGCGAAGCGGAACGATGCGCGTGGATTTCACGGCCACACCTCGAAGCCTCGACTGCGCTGACGTGACGCTCCTCGGCCGCTGCACCAACAACACCGCTCTATCGTGCGCGAGCAACGCGGATTGCGCTGGCGGCACGTGCGGCCTGGGGCTCGGCGAGGTGCCGATCATCGTCACCGAGTCGAGCGGCGGCGTGCGCCAGTGCGTGGTCACGGTGGGCTGCGACAACAACGCCACCTATTGCCCACCAGCGGCGTTCGGCGGTGGGCCGCAGCACTTCACCCGGCGGACCCTTCGAATTCACTTCAACGACGAGGATCAATTCGAATGCGAGGAGTCCTTCACCGACGGGACGCACTGCACGAAGTGCGGCAGCAATGACGACTCGTGCGCGCCGACCGGCGGTCAGTGCCCGGCCGAAGTCGGCGGCGTGCCGAAGTGCAGCAAGGCCACCTACTCGAAGTTGACGCTCACCATCGGCCAGCGGCGCAAGGTGTGCATCGAGACGCGGAACTTCCTCGCCTTCAGCGGCTACAACGTGCAGTGCACCCTCTACGCCGACAATCCGACGAGTCTTCCCAACAAGGGCGCGGTCGAGATCGGCGGCGGGCAGCGTCCGCAGGGCTCGTGCACGGGCGGCACTGAGGCGGGCACGGCGTGCGGGATCAACGGCGACTGCGACGGGGGCGGCACCTGCACGAATCCGTCGAGCGTGATCGCGAACGTAGCTCGCTCGCGCTGGGGAGTCGCCGACTCATCGAAGGCGCTCCAGGATATGTTTGTCCGCTTCGACAACATCGAGCACTACGACCTGAACGCGACGAGCACGGATCTTCAGAAGGCGCTCGATCGACGATGGCTCTTGAGCGATCTCACCGTCGCCGATGGAACAAACACCTGCGAGGCGACAGGCTGCACCGACCACGGCGCCTGCGTCGACGACACGAGCGGCGGCGTCGGGCGGGCCGATGGGCAGACGACGCGCCTCGTCTGTGCCCTGAATGAGGTTGAGACGATCCGTCACAACCCGTGGCCGTCGCCGTCTCCCGTCGCCGGCACGCTGGAAAGTGACGCGTGGGTGGCAGCGTCGGCGGCCTATCGCGAGAACAGCACGACCGATGCCAACAAGACCGTCGAGTACGGAATCGCCGACGGCGCGAACAAACAAGTCGTGACTCTGAACGTGAACAACACCGCCGAGGACGACTATGCCGGCCTGCCGTCGGCCGTCTTCGACCTCACGCCTGCAGGTGGGAGCTGGACGACAACCAACTTCGGGACGATGGATCTCCGCGTCACGCAAGTGGGCGACTCGGGCAACTCCGGCAAGGTCGCCTTCACGAGCGGCTTCGTCGCCGTCACCTACACCCTGCCGAGCGTCGTCAAGGCGGTTACCTTCCCCGACGTCGACGGCAACGGCAGGCGCACCGTCTGTTTCATGAACGACAGCCGCTGGAACGGCGACGACGTGGGCACGCGGCTCGTCGAGCGCCTGGCCGACATCGCCGTCGACGACATCATCGGGCAGGCGGCGGGCGGCAGGAAGTGCGCCGACTTCGCCGCGCAGACGACCGCGATCGCCGACGGAACGTCGAGCTATCGCAAGGCGTACAAGGGCTCCGTCAATCAAGACTGCGACATCCTCTTCGCCGACTGCGGCGCCAACGATTGGGTGGAGGAGTTCCCGCGCGCCGGTCGCTGTTACCAGCCGTGGTGCACCGAGTCTTCTCTCGCTCCCTGCTCGATCGATGCCAACTGTTCGGGCGGCGAGAAGTGCCGATTGGGGCAGTGCATCAAGCCGTGCGCGATCAACTCGGAGTGCAGCGGCACCTGCGGCGGTCCGAACAATGACGGAGCATGCAACCTGCCGGAGGGAACCAACTGGCTCCGACAGGAGGCGCCGACGGCTGCTCTCTGCGTCGACGGCGACAAGTTCGCCACGAAGGGCTTCAACGCGGGCTCGGCGTGCGGAGCGCCGACCGATTGCAGCTACTGCTCGAACAACAAGAGCTTGCCGTGCGGGGCGAGCTGCACGAGCGGCGGCGGGTCGTGCATCGCATCGTCGTCGGGCGGCCCGTGCGACAACGAGGGATCGACCTCGGGCTGGTGTGAGGTGCTGGACTACTACGCCTCGCCGGGGTGTCCGGGCGGCATCTGCTTGCAGCGGACTTCACAGTCGTACGTGCGCGACACCTTCCGCACGATGGTGCAGACGTGGGATGCACGGACGGGGGGCAAGGACGTCAGGGTCGTGATCTCGCCGACCTACGCGCCGCACGAGGATTTCGGCGCCGGCTGGTCGTGTCAGTACAACGAGTTCAGAACGTTCGGCGCGTGGGAGAAGAAGCTAGCGATCGAGATGGGGCTCGCCTACGCCGACCAGGAGAAGTGGTTCCAGGAGCACTCCCCCACTGGCGACGCCGACTACTACCCGGCGAGCGACTTTCTCGGCATCCATCTGTCGAGCAGCGAAGGGCAACCGACCCTCGCCGATATGTTCGCGACGTGCCTTCGCGCCGAACACGATCCAGCCATCGACTGCAGGCCGATCCTCATCCCGTGTACGAACGACGCGAGCTGCACGTCGGCCGGCGCCACCGGTACGACCTGCAAGGATTGGCCCGGCGGGGGGGCGCAGAAATACTGCCAGATCTGACGGGAGTGGAAGGGTTGGTGACTGGTGCGAGACAAGCGGACGAACGGATCAAGGGTGGGGTTGATACTGCTGGTGCTCTGCACCTGCTGCCTTGCGACGATCGCCTTCGGCCAGGCGCGCGGCGAGGCAGACCCCCTCTCCTGGGCGAACATCATCATCATGCTCGTCCTCGGGCTCGGGGGGTGGGCGGGTACGTGGATCCTGATCGTCAACACGCTGCGCGTCGAGTTCCGGCTCTTCCGCCGCGAGGTACGCCGCGACTTGCGACGGCTCGAACGTCGAGTTGACCGCGTTGAGTTGGGGCGCGCAGTGACCGGCGCGCCGCCGCGGTTCTGGGAGGGCAAGGACGACGCGGATGATGACGGCGATGATGACGACGACCAATGAGCGACGAGGCTGACCACATTCCCGAGCGCGACGAGATGGTGGCGACGAACCTCAAGGGATTCGCCATGCTGATCGCTGCCATGTTTCTTGCGCTGGGGATCGCGCTGGTGATGCACCTGCATGCGCTGCGTGAGTTTAACGATCTCAAGCGGGCTCTCGACCCTAACATTGGTCCGTGGCGCCGCGAAAACTGCGAGGCCGTAAAGCGGGCCTTGGCCGGTGACTGTAGCCAGGCCCCGGAGTCGCAGGAGTAGACGTGTGGGTAATCATCGCGATCCTCGCGCTTCTCTCCTTGCCGGCGCCAGCCTCGGCCGTCTCACTTCCGCTCCGGGAGCAGGGCACCGCCACGCCGACGTCTACCCCTACCCCGACCGACACCCCAACCCCCGGCCCGACGCATACGCCCACGAACACGCCGACCAGAACACCGACGGCGACGATCACGCCGACAGCAACCACGACCCCGACCAGCACCCCGACACGTACCTCGACACCGACGAGGACCGACACGCCGACCAATACCCCCACGCGTACCCCGACGCCGACCGCAACACCGACCGATACGGACACGCCGACTCACACGCCCACGCGCACCCCAACGTCAACGGCAACACCTACCTCGACCGATACCCCGACCCGAACGCCGACGCGGACCGACACCCCGGTCAACAGTCCGACCGCTACGCCGACGAACACGTCCACGCCGACCATGACGCCAACTGCGACCGACACCCCGAGCTCGACGCCAACGGCCACCGGAACGCCTACGCCGACGGCTACCGCGACCCCTACGAGCACCCCTACGGGTACGGCGACGCCGACGAGCTCGATGACGGCAACGGCGACGCCGACGGCCACCCCAACCCCAACCAGAACGGCGACGCCGACCCGGACCAACACCCCGACCGTGACCCCGACGTCGACCAGGACCTCGACGAGGACCGTGACGACAACGCCGGCGCCCTCCTTGACGCCGACGATCAAGCTGCCGATCTCGGCCTCTACCTCGCTCGAGTCGATCGGCGCAACGACCTCGATCGAGAGCATCGGGGCCGAGAGCTCGGTTGAAGAGGCGAGCGGAGTTGAAACGACTCTCGAGTAAGGAGCCGCCCATGAAGTTGAAAGCCCTGCTGCTGGCCGTCACGATCTTTGCTGTCGCTCCTGCGCGCGCCGCCGTGACAGCGACACCGAAGGAAGACTACCTCGGCGAAATCGAGGAGTGCTCCGATCACTGGCAGCGAACGCGCTTCTTCGATGCCGCTAAGGTGACCGTGGTACCGACGCAGGTGAAGTGCTGGATCCGTCGGGACGCGACGCAGGAGCTGCTCTACACCTGCACGCCGTTCGTACCGGCGGTCGATGCGCAGGGAAACTTCCGTGTCCCGATGCCGGCGAAGACTGCGCGCAAGATCAAGGAGGAGGACGCGCAGAGGCAGAGCCTCACGACCTTTGCCACGTTCGCCGATGGCACTCAAAGAGTGCTCACGAGGTACTACGACGTAAAGGACGCGCCGGGTTTGTCCTGCAACACGAATGGCGAGCCGGTGCCCGATCCGTAACCGTAGTCATCGTCTGGCAAAGGGCGCGACCGATTTCTTGCCGAACAAGCCGCCTATGGCACATCCTCACACCTACGGATTGAGGGCGTAGGCCGAGCGATTGCCGGAAGGGTCCGGGAAGATCGAGGGGCCGCGCAGGGTTCATCCCTGCCGGCCCCTTTTCTTTTGGCGCGAAGGGGAAGCGGTGGAAGAGCCGGAGCGGCTGGAGGGAGAGGTGATCGAGGCGCAGGAGTTCTGCGTCGTCGAGCCGCTCTACAAGGCCCGCCCGCACACCGAAGGCGACGATCGGTTCATCTTCTGCGAACCGTCGAGCGGGAAGTGGGACATTCAAAACGAGCGTCCCCTGCCCGCCGCGCTGATGAAGGCCGCCCCCGATTTCCTTCGCTGGGGCTACCTCGACATCGGTCACTTCTCGATGCCCGCCGTCGCGCGGAAGCTCAAGATCGAGCACCCCGAGCTCTACCGAATCGGCCGCCCGGTGGACTGCAAGGAGGGACCCGATGGTCTCCCGGTGATCAAGGGCCAGATCTACCGCGGCGAGGGCCGACTCGCCGAGAAAGCGAATCTCTTCTGGGAAGGCCTCACCACGGTGATGCCGCCGCATCACTACTACCCGTCGATCGGCGGTACGACGATCAAGAAGGCCTGCTCGATCCGCGGTTGCGTTCTCACCGAGATCAAGTGGCGGAACATCGGCTTCTGGGATGAGCCGGTCGACCAGGCGGTGAAGGCCGTCTCGGTCATGCCGCTCGAAGTCTTCGCGAAGGCCCTCATCGCCGGCTACGGCAGCGACTCGGCGGGGCTCGAGGGCGGCGGAGCGCTGCGGCGTGAGAGCCTCCACCCGAATCACCCGGTGAACGCCGGACCCGGCGACGATCGCTACTACCGCGCGGCGATCGGCTACGTGCGCGGCGACGATTGCCCGCACCAGTCCGAAGACCCGACCGCCGAGCAGATCGAGGCGCACTTCCGCGAGTGCGGCGGCATGAGTCCGGAGGCGGCGCGCGCCGCGTGCGCGCAGTTCCGCCGCGAGATCTCCGCGGCGCTCTCGAAGGCAACGACCACGGAACACGCTGCGCAAGCGGCGTGAGGAGGCAGAACGATGAAGGACAACGGAAAGAAGCCCGACGAGACGAAGACCGACCCGAAGGCGGGCGACGGCAAGCCTGCGGGCGAGACCCTCATCAAGTGCGGGAGCTGCGAGACGGAGCAAAAGGCCGACTCCGGCTTCAAGTTCTGCCCTGGCTGCGGCGAGCCGATGGTGAAGGCCGCGCAGGCGGAATGGGAAGCGACGCTCGCCGCGCTGTCGGATTTCCACAAGTCGAAGATCGATCTGCCCGAAAAGGTCGAGGTCGAGAAGGACGAATCGGCGCTCGCCTCCACCAAGGATCTCATCACCAAGGCCGCGGCCGCCGGCAACGAGGTCGATCCGCTCGGCGAAGCGCTCGTCCTCGGCCAGAATCTGAACGCCGACTATCTCCGCACGATCGCAACCGAGACGCGCGCGCTCCGCCGCGAGCTCGGCCAGTTCGCCGGCCTCTTCGTGAAGGCGCTGTCCGTCGGCTTCCCCGGTCACGAGGAGCGGATCCTCGAGAGGCTCGTCGCGCTCGATGAGCGTGTCGCTGCCTGGGAAGGCAAGGCGACCAAGCCGCGCTCGGTGCAGGCGGGCGTCATCCACAAGAACACCGCCGCGGAGAACCAGCCGAACGGTGACGACGACGAGGACGAGAGCCCGCGCGGCGAGCCGCTCTGGAAGGCGGCGGTCGAGCTCGAGCTCGCCGGCCACCTGGAAGCGGGATCCGCGACCAAGGCGCAGATGTACTGCAATCGCGGGCTCACCTTGAAGGGAATCATCGAGCAGGACGCGCCCTTCGGCCGGACGCTCTTCAACGCCCTCAAGAACTACAAGCCGGCCAACGCCGCGGCGGACGCCGGTCACTGAGCACCGTCGAAACCTGACGCGAGAAAGGCAGGGAGGAGACCTCCATGTTGAAGCACCCCAGTTTCAGCGGACTCGTCGACGGCGGCGACCTCGACTCTTGGGCGGCCTGGTACGGCGCACACCAGAGCGGAGTCGAAGGCTTCTACAAGGCGCTGACCGCCGGTCACGGCTCCGACCATGCGGCGCTCGTCGGCGGCGCGGCGCTCCGTCGCGAGAGCCTCGAGGCCTCGCTGCTGGTCACCGTCCAGCAGATGGAGCACTTCGTTCTGTTCAACCTGCTCGACAAGACGCCCGCGACTGCGACCGTCGACGAATGGACGCAGAAGCGCGGCATCGGCGGCATTCCCGGATCGGGAGCCGTGGGCGAGCTCGCCGACATCCCGGAGAACACCTCCGACTTCAAGCGCAAGGTCGGCAAGGTCAAGTTCCTGAAGGATCGCCGCCGCGTCTCGGTCGAGGCCGAGGTGCAGTCGCAGAGCGGCTTGGCCGACGCGATCGCCGAGGAAACCGACTCCGGCACGCTGAAGCTCCTGACCGACGCCGAATATCTCATGATCTACGGCGACGAGGACATGCAGCCGAACGAGCTCGACGGTCTCAAGAAGATCATGGAGGCGGTCGGCGGCGACCACGTTCTCGACCTCGGCGGCAACGAGCTCTCGAGCGACGGCAGCGAGTTCCTCGACTCGGCCGAGCTGATCTGGCGGCAGGGCAACTGGGGCCGCGCCACCGACTACTTCTGCTCGGGGCCGATCC